CTGATCCCAACGCCACAATCAATCTATTCCCTATACTACCCCTAGGGAAAGTTGCTCAGTTTACTGAGTTGGAAATTACAAAGATGTGATAAACATGATTCAAAACAATTGAAACAAGCCCAAGTCCGACCAATGGTACCTTTACAGACCTGTACAAAGCCTTACAATTGTATGAATTCAGTAAACCAGAATCTAAATAACAAAACCAAAATCACTAAGCTGTCAAGGATAACTGTGTCAAAATAACCTCAGAATAAGTGGGGGAAGTTGGCACAGTCCCAGCCGTTCCAAAAGTAACAACTGTCGATAACAGACTATTAGTGACAGAAAAAGTATTCAAATAAATAAAATTGGCACTTGAAACACCAGAAGCAGGTGAACCAATGGAACTTGTTGCATCACTAAGTAAATATGACGCAGCAGTAGCATTAGTATACGAAACTGCCGGTGTTACAATCGCCGCAGCCGTACCAATAATATTATATGACAAAAGAAAGGTACCAATGATACCAGCCGGAATAGTTAATGTAGTACCAGTAAAAGTAACACCGATATTATCAAACAACTTAGTCTGACTAGCACCAAAAGGATTAGTACCAGCAGTAACTGTAACAAGAGTATAATGAGCACCAGGAATCGTCGAACCAGGAGCAGTAAGTTTAGGCGAGTACAAAATAACATCATAAACTATTTTAACTTCTCCGCAATTTTGGCTTGAAGCAGGCATTGCATTTGTCACAATTTGTAACAACGAATGGTCATAATCATCAACAGAACCAGAAGGTGCTGTGCCTGTACGAATCAACTTGTGACTGTTTTCACACTCCAAAGGAACGCGCATGCTATCACAAGGTCGTGTAGGCACAGCATAATGCAACATCTCAACCTGGGTTTGAGTGATACCAGCTGTTGCTGCTCCATCAGGATCAGCACCAATAACTACCCAACCCAACCCCTGAAACTGACCTGTCGCAAAACCACAATCAGCAGAGAAGACAACTCCCAAACCTAAAAACTCATATTCAGCATAATTCTGAGCAAATTTACTCAACCAAGGAAAAGTAGATGCCAAGCCTGGATTAACAGAAAAAGTGATATTATTGAAACCAGTAGTAGAACTCAATTTGGTAGCAAGAATGTCCCAATACCGAATTCTAATAGCTCCATCTGGTAAATCAATATAATCAGGAATACCACCCAAACCAATCAAAGAATTGCTGTTAATAGTATATTTTATAGTATTAGCAGCAACCCCTGACTTAGGTTGAAACAGAGGACTAATATAAGATGCATTAGACATCAAAGAAAAGGCCGCTGAATTCGAACTTGACTGCAATGAACTAGAAGCCAACACCATGGGTAAAGAAGGTGAAGCCATAGTTGAAACCAAAGTCCTAGGAGCGCCAGCACCAGTCAAACCCCGACGTCTGTTGCGTCGTCGCACAGCTCTACGCAACAAATTCCTTGCTCGAGCTTGCGACCTCAAAGAAAACGCAGCAGAAGCACGAGGTTGTGGAACTCCACTGGGACTCAACGCCGGTAGCCCTTGATTTCGGCGAGCTTTATTAATACGTTGTCTACGACGGGCTTGAGGTGATCTAGGATGAGCACCACCATAAAGCCCAGGTGACTGCGTTTCTAAAGCAACCTTAACACCTTCCTTTTGTACAACACAAGTAGGTTTATACCAAAAACAGAGACCATCATCTCGTGAAAAACGATAAGTCTTACCGTCCTCAGAAAAATCACACTTGAGCCCCAACCCATCAAATTTACGCAACTCTTCATAAACTTCTCTAGGAACAACATCACGAATTTTATCCATATTTGAAGTAGCCATTATTTAGTTATGTCTGGACAAAAGGCCATTTCTGTGGAAGCTTCGTACGCTTTAACCAGAGACTAAAAATAACATTTAAAAACGACAGGGTTTTCGTCTCTTATGGACATAACTATCCCACATGAAGTAATCGCACTCCTCAAATTTCATCAATCTGACAATCAAAGCAAAATCCATCTTCATACAAGCACTCTCAATAGCCAATTGCTCGCTGACATCATAACCATACACCTCAGAAAACAACAAACGCGTTTCTAAGGTTGGAGCAAATTCAGGCACCTCAAAATTCTCAATGTGCCGATGGTAATCATCCTCGACAAAGCGAGGATGAGTCCACCCAACTTGTTCCAAAATGGTACGTGCCCAAACACCAACGATAGGACAATGAGGTGTCTCATACAAAGCAGACAATGCTTTACCGTGCTGTAAACTATCAAGGATATAATTGCTAGCTTCAACATAATCAAAGATCCAACCGAATTTTAAAACAAACCGTCGCGGGTCTCTAATCACTTGCCCTGACGAGCCAAAGATTAAGCCACAAAAAGACGCATGACCTGCATCTGGTTCTAATTGCAATGTGACATCAAATCCACAATTCTTGAAATCAACATCAGTTAACTCCACAGAAGTGGCAACAATGACATCATCACCTTCAATTAGTGCCCGATACACTCCATGCTTGACATGGACAATAATCCACTCCAATAACAACCAAGATGTCAGGCCATTACCCAAGGAAGTACACATATCCCCTGAATTTCGCCGACCTTTCTTTAACACTTTGACACCAGTACGAGTATTGATCTTATGCAGACCAATTAAACTACGACAAATGTCATCAACGTAAGGATCAGACGACAAAACCCAACGATAGACTTCACACTCGCAAGCGTCCATAAACTTAGTAACTATGTGAGACTCAAAAGACTTTTGGTCTAATGAATAAACACGATAGCCTAACAAACCTAGGTCACGGACACCTTGCTTGCGTTGCTCGATGGTGTAATGCTTGACAAAAGGAGTACGCTTATCCAAAAATATCAAATTCTCAATGGCTTTAATCCGTGGTCCCATGAGAACCTTCATTACGTTAGTAGGAGCATGAATCATCCGAGGTGCCTTAAAACTTGGATATACTTCAGCTTTAACGAAACCAACATAGCGATTCAAGTTACCACCACAGGGAAAACCAATACCTAAGTCATCGTTAACCAGCCGCAACCTCCGTTTCTCAACTAAGGTGTAGCTAGTAGTCGATAACCAGTCTTCAAAATCCATAGGGACACATTTATCGAAATGCAAATGACAGAATTCTTGGGTGAAAGATCGAAACTGAGAATAAAACTCATCAGTCATCTCAACCAAAGGCTGCAATGACCGATACAAATATGCCTGCTCGATGTTTCTATTCCAGTTGCCATCATAAACAACAGGAGCAACATGTGGCAACATTGCAAATAATGAAACCATCATAATTCTCCTATCTTTTTGCGCAACTGGAACAAACAACTCAGCATCGGCACAAACAGTTGTTTTAAACTCAAAAGGGACCTCATCAACCCGAGCACCGTCAATTACAAATCGACTAGAAAAAGTTTTCCCCACGCCTGAAAATTTTGCAACCGGAACACAGCCAAAGCAACTTGTATAGTAGCATTGGCGACATGAGTATGCGCACGCGACGGTATATTAAGAACACGGACACGTCCTAACCAGGCCTGCCCCTGTTCAACCACATCCTCAATAGTGGTTTTTTCCGTTCGATGCGTCATAATTGTCGTCAACAAAGCTGGACAATACTCAAATGGTAATGGGTCATCCTTAGGCACATGGACATGGATAAAAGTGAGGATGGATAAAACCACCACAACGCAACTATACACAACCATAGCCAAAGACCTACTCCACTGCATCTGAGCAATTGACATGCTACTATCTGATATAGCTTGCTGTGCTCTTGGCAAACCAGTAACTCCAATGAATCTCAGTGTATAAAACCACCAAGACCTTAATTGAAACTCTCTATCAGCCAACAGCTCGTTCCGATTCATTTCTTCACCCAACACACAAACAGAGTTGTAATAAAGAAATGTGAAAAAGACAAGAGTAAAGACAAGGAAAACCAAAGCATAATAAAGACCAATACTCAATCGCTTCCACAACAAGTTATTTGCAACACTACGTTTCGTAGGCGTCACTCTCGTAACAACCACAGAAGCTAGATCACACTTAACTGAAGTGTAAGCAACAATACGTTGGTCCTCATCAAACTCTAGCAAATGGTCAAATTTGTCAAAGCTCTCATATCGATTCCCATAAAATGAGAAATAAGCTTCAGCCAAAACCGGATCACAAACACGATCACCATCATGACGTGCTCTCCTGATAATTTCCATAGGCTTATCATCATCAACCAAAGGTCTTGACAAAATTGACTCAACCTGCTTCTTCTCCTCTACTGGTGGATCAACATCAACCATCACTTCACGTTTCTGCTCATCGTCTAATTCATCAATCTCAGGATGCCTGCCAGTCGGACCTTTCATTTTAATAGGCTTGACCAGCTGTATGTGACATCTCACACAACGTAAGACACACGGATGAAGTGGATCCCATCGCCCCAAAGCTCTATCTGATCCGCACTGAGAACAAGGTTGCTTTCCCTCATAACCTCGAGCAACAGAAGACGAACTGGAACTCGAAGACGATGAAGCAGCAGCCGCGCTAACGCCAAGCTGTCCTTCACCATCCCTCGGATGAGAACCACCATACAAGCCAGAATTGGTTTGTTCAACAGGAGTGTTTGGTGGTGTAACAACAAGCATCATCCAACGATCAAGATCCGAGATTGGTGACATTGTCACAAACGCCCGACCTAAACCTGGGCTTTCATCAACTGCAACAAATAATTGACTCACAAACAAATCTGTCGTCGAATTAAATTCAATTGTAGCAAACCCAGAATTCAGTCCAGCTGTTTCAGTGTCAATAACAATTCGAACAATAACAGTAGGATGCGCTCCACCATACAACCCTTTTGAAGCCAACTCCAGCAACAACCGTTGAAATGCGAAAGTGCTAAGAACAGGTAAATCAGGGACACTAAAACCAATCAAACGAACCTGAGCAGTCTTTATTTGAGCAGAAACCATTCTTAAACGCTCCAGATTTCGATTATGTTCTGCATTATGCACAACCAAATGATCAGCATTCCACGACTCAATATCGATATCTTTATGCATAGAAATACGCTCACCATGTTCCACCCAAATAACTGGTTCAGGTTGTTTAACTGTAGGAACAAACCTCTGATTCACCTTAACCTGCAACTCGAGCACCTCATCAATCAATCCAGCCACATGTACCATGTCAGCATTCTTCCAGAAGGGATTAATAGCACAACCATTGTGAACAGGCACGAGAGTTTGTTTAATAGGAGTACTAACATAATCAATAATTGTAAAAGATTCCATACTCTTACGTGCTCCTGTCGGATGAAAAATCATCATTTGGCTATGAGATTCCAACCAAAAGTATAACTTTTTCATACGGCACTGTTTCACATATTTAGCGCGTGGCATCTTCTCAGATACAAACTTCGCAGCTAAAACTGGCAGAGGTTTAAAACGCTTACCACCTTTACCAAACCTCTTCCGAAAGTCTTTCATGAACTGCGGCCCTTGTTCACCTGTTTCTGACTCCTCCTCCGGCACCTCCAAAACAGGACGGACCTCATCTAAGAACTCAGGAACATCGGACAAGTCATCGAATAGAATTGAAGAATCCATCCCATGTAGACTGTCAGGACAAAAAAACGCTCACCTTTCGGTTACGGAATAAAAAGCCCGC